CAGGCTCTGGTTCTCTGTATTGTTGCGGTTGTACCCGATTTTGAGGCTGTTGTAAAGGGGTTTGCCTGTAATTATTTATGGCATTAACCTTCATTTTGGCCTCTAAAAGGGCCTCTTGAGCAGCCAAAATAGCGTCTGCATCAAAGGCTTCTTGGGCTTTTTTATACTGACTCCGGGCAGATTCAAGCTCATTTTCAGCCAATGTCTTGGACTGATCCATATATTGCCTGCTGCCGGTCTGGACATACTCTTTAAGCTGGTTGTTTTCGTCGTAAAGCTGTTGTGCGATACGTTCCAAATCCTGCTTTTCCCGGGCTAGGGACTCTTTTGCCCTACGTTCATCGTGCCGAACTCGGGTTAATTCCTTCATTCTGGCCTGAACGTTTTTGGAATATGAGGCTAATTCTTCCTCATGGGGGTCTGCTACCTCTTTATCAAGCGGCGCACGGCCCCTATCAACCTCCGGAGTGTCATCAACAAGCTCAATCTCAACCTCATCTTTGTCCTCTTTGGGGGTTTCTTTCTCAACTTCATCTGGGAATTTAAACTCAGACATGGCTAATACCTCGCGGATCTTGTACAACGCCTTCAATTTGGTCGTCGTTAATTAAACGCATCTCTTTGCCATACATTTTGAAGCGCGTACCGGTATAGGTACGGGTCATTACAAAATCTCCCGCCTTGCACCAAGGGCCACTGGGAAACTTTGTAGCGTCTTTATAGGCATCTGGGCCTACTTTCACTACAAAAAGCACGGTTGTGGTTTGTTCTTCCCGGCGCATGAAGTCAGAAGCTTTTAAGAGAGAAGAATTCTCATAATGCTCTGATACATCCGGAACGATACATAGCAGCTTATATCCAATGGGGTCTGGAAGCTGTTTGGCTTTCTCTTCATCTGTCGCAGTTTCATCCGGCTTTTCAGCAGGCTGAATGGTTTTTGGGAGGGTAACTCCCGGAGGCAGAATAAGATCACTCATCTGATTGTTCAACTTTCTTAAGCAGGGCCAAAAGGTAGGACTCTGCGGTGGCTAGGCCCTGAATAACACCGCATAGTTTTTGATACTCTTCAAAAGAACGACAGGCCCCACCAGCCATGTCGTCCGCATAATTGTTCATGTCCTTGCGTATTTGTTCGCGCAATACGCGTGCGAAGTCTTGAACCATAGTTATTCACCGGTTGGTTTTTCTGCTGCCTGCAATGCAGACAGGGCTTGATCTCTCTTTTCTTTAGAGATCTGTGCGCCGAGTTTTATCCCGGCGTGTTCTTGGTCAAAGGTCTGCCGTTCTTGATCCGCTTTTATCTGCGCACCAATCTTGGTTCCTTGTAGTTGCATATTGGCCTGAATCTCTTCCCGTTTCAGGTTAGTCTGGTCAGCCTTATTTGCCGCGTCTGCTGTTAGACGTTGTTGCTCAAGCTTTAAACGCTCTTGCTCAATTTGGAACTTCTGTTGTACCTCTTGGCCTTTAAGCTGCAACTCACCCTGTTTGATCTGGAGTTCCTGCATCTGCATTTGAACCAAAGGGTCTTGGGCTTGTTGTTGCGCCTGCGCCTGAGCTTGCTGGCCTTGGCTCTGCTGTAGAACTTGTTGAGAAGCCTGAGCAATCATTGTGGACAAAGCCAACTCAATCTGAGGAGGTAAATCTTCGCTCTCAGGAGGCAGAGAGATACCCATCTGCTGTTCAATCTGCGCCCTATATTTAAACCCTGCATGTTCTGCAATATGAGCCATCATTGCGGCACTTATCTGAGGAGCGCGGGGATTTTGACCAATAAGCTGGGCCAAGATTGGGTCTTGGATAAACGACATATGGGTCGTTATATGGGCATCATGGTCTTGGTATAGGAATGCCTTAACCGGCTCTCCTCTTAGGACTGCCATGTTCTCCGAGACAGGATCCATTGGCTTCTGGTCTTCTGGGAGTTTTACAAGCTTTTCTGCGTTTTTAATTCCTAGAACTTCCAGCATCCGGCGGTGCAACTGTGGAAGATCATAGATATCTGGAGCCATCTGGGCCATTTGAATAACGGCCTGATACTGAACCACACGTTGACTCATGGTGGCTGCGTTGGGATCTGATACGGGAATGATCTCTACATAGTCGTAGTCTTCCCGTTTGGCGCTCTTGTCGCCCTTTTCCGGCTTGTAGTCATAGTCAGGATCTGTGTAGTCCTTAATAATCTCCGCCAGAAGACCCAGTTCTTGTTTAAACGTGTAATGCAGACGGGCTTGGATAGCGGTCATCACCTTCAATTGGCGCTCTAGGAGAGCCAAGGTACTTCCCACCGGAGCTTGGGCAGACATGTCGCTGATGTTCATGTCTGCTGTAGCGGCAAACCTACGGCCCTCTTCCACAATAGTTCCGAGAAGACTTGCCAGAACCTGACTTGGTTCTTTATAAGGGAGAGGAAGGATGTTGTCCCTCAAGGCTCCAGAGCCGATATCTACGTCACGGAACTCACCCGGTTGAATAGGTGTGTCATCTCCCTTGATCCGAAGTCCACGGGACTTGAGACCGCCCGGAAGATTAGAGAGAGTTCCTGCGTCGATAAGCTGGCGCATGATGCTGGTTGCGGACTTGGCAAATCCACCGATAAGATGGAACAGTCCAAATCCATAAGCACCAAAGCCGGGGATGTATTGGTAATGGACAAAATGCTGGCGCTTTAAACGCAGTTGGTCATCTTCATTCCAGTTCCTACGGATAGCCAAAACATCGTTACTACCCTTGATCATGGTGACCACATAAGGCAGAGCAATCCCTGTTGGCTCTCCATCCTCTTCATCTTCAAATCCGGGCAGGTCTAGGTCTGCATGGACTTCATAGATGGTGTAGCGATCATCGTTTAAATCACTGAAGCCGGTCTCTTTGTCTTTGGCCTTCTTGATGTTGTCCTGCTCTTTGCCGGGGTCTGGTAGATCTATGTCCCGGTAGAAGCCTGCCTGCTGTAATTTGATGATCTCATTCTTAGTCTTGCGCATGACATGGGTCAGGCGGTAGCAGGTATCTAGATCTGTCGTTCCATATGGGAGAAGAATATCCTCTGCGGGGATAAACATGGATACTTGCCGTCCCAAATTGGGATCAAAGTAAACTTTCTTAAATGCAGAGCCTGTGGCAGGAAGACTCCAAAGCATGCGCTCTATCTCTGGGCGGAACTCTTTCATCACCTCCGTGAGTTCATAGTTCATGTCATCCTCGACACGAACAGCAGCTTCTTTCTTCTCCGGGGTCTCTTCTCCGATAATCTTTGTCCGCACTGGCCCTTGGGCCGGGAACATCTCGGTAATACTTTCTGATTGGAATCTGACCACTGCCTCGGTGATCATGGGATGAAATACCCCACTAGCGCCTGACCAAGGCTCTGTGCGCTCTTCAAACTGAAGACCCAGTAGCTTTAAACCTTCTACATAGGCTTTTTCCCAATCTTTTCTACTACCCTTGTCATTTGAGATATCCCCGTCCAGATCTCCTGCAAGGGAAGACATCTCACCCTCGTCCATTTCTTCTGCGAGGTTTATATTGAATTCATCCTCCCCTTTTTCAATGGAGATATCAATTCCATCCATGTGAATATTGACTTCTTCAGGATCAACAATCTCAATCTCAATTCCTTCTTCTGCTTGTGCCAATTCTTCCAGCCCAGCAGGGGCTTGGTACAGACTCTTATCAAAATTAGCCATTGGGTATCCTTAGTAATATTCGTATTTACGCCGAAAGACGGGCGGTTCATCTTCCTCATCTGAGGCAATCTGAATAAAGCCACCCTGCCGAAACCGCATTAAGGCTTGGCTGCTGGAGTCAACCAAGTCATCGTTATCCCCATAGGGGAATGCAGCCATTTCTTCCATGACCTCATCCGCCCAGCGTGTTGTCGGACACCATACAACCCCAGAGGCAAATAGGTCTGCAATAGAGTTTACACGGCTTATTTTGTCATTCCCCTTGCCCGGTGTGTACTCCGACAAAGGCACTCCAATCTTGCGGAGTTCATAGATCAAAGGCGCACCGGCAGCACGCTTCTCAATAATTAATGTATCCGGCTCCCACTGTTTATACAACTCTAGAGCCATCTTTTTGAGTTCCGGAAACTCCATACGTTGTTTAAACGCATCTAGGAGAATAATATTAGTCTTATATTCACCTCTCTCGTTGGGGTGTTCAAATATCCCCCAAGTTGTGCAAGCTGAATAGTCTGCTCTATTATTCTTTTCAAAGGCAGTATCCCAAGACTGGATAAGGTAATCACACTGGGGCATCTTCTCTGGCTCCCAGATCCGCCACTGATCCCTTTTGATAATTGCACCTTCATTACCGGTGGGGTTCTGTTGGTACTGGGCCTCCCATTTGGCTACGGGAAGTTCTGCCTTGAGGGATTCAAGCTCTTTCTTTGACCAGAACGCAGGCCACAAGGGGGTTCCTGAAGGAAGAATAGCGGGGAACTCTATAACCTCCCACTCATCTACTCCATCGTTCCCTGACTTCTTAAGGATCTGCCCCGTTAAATCTCGGGTGG